CGTTCAATTTGTTCTGAATTCAACTTAGTCTTAAGAACAATATCTGGGTCATGAACAATATCAGCTAATGCTTGCACTGCTGGTGCAACTAATTCTAATTCTTTAATACGATCTTCAAGCTCACTAAGGCGCTTGTCTTTTTCCGCCTGCGTCTCACGAAACTGCTGCTCTAAAGCTTGCTTTGCTTCGATATATTTACCAGCATTCTCAAGTTCAGTTTGTTCAGCTTGGCGTTTAAATTCAAGTAATTCTTCAACATTTACACCTTCTGGCAATTTTGGTGCTTTTTTCGCTGCACGTAATTCAGCAATTAGCTCTTGATTTTTACGTTCAAGTGCTTCAATGCTTTTTTGCGTTTCTTCAACTGGTGTAGGATTTTCTTCAGGCATTGTTAAAATCAAATAATTTGGCAATTATATCTTAGCTACCATTTTTCTTTATTTGCCCAATATGCTGCTGACATTTTACCTTTAGCGATATTAGCAGCATGACGTGCTTTAAAACTAGAACGTCTTGCTTCATCTGCTGCCGACTCACCCGTGCGGGCAGGTGATCCACTTACGCCTTGCTGCCCAAACCGTATTAACTTAATAGTTTCTCCTTCTTTTGCTAATACTACATGTGATTTAGTAGGATGGTTTGGTGTGCGCTTTGGTTTATTATAACCTTCAAATTGCTCACCACGATAGGTAATACTCATTTGCGCTTTGGTTTTTTAGCAGTTTTAGCAGCAGCTTTGAAATCATCAGCAGTAGGGCGATCTGGATCACCTTTACGTGACATGCGCTCTTTACTACCGGATTCAATGCGTTCTTGTTTTGCGTGGATATTGGCATAAAGGCCAGGCTTTTTAGGTTTGGGCACCATAACGTTTGCGGAGGTCACTTAATGATACCTCAGATCCATCATCACGTACAAGTTTTGCGATAGCTTCTTTACCGTTGGTTTTTTCTGCCAGCATCCTGAAATACGGCACTTTTTTAATTCCAAGTGCATCGGCTTGACGCTTAAAAAAGTCAGCATCAGATTCATCAGATCGCTTTTTAGCTAACCATTCGCCATATGTCATATTAGCTGGTACTTGACCTCCAGCACTAGCACGAGTAGCTGAAGTTGAAGGTGGCAAAATGTCTGAGTCAATTATCGCAACAGTAGTACTACGGCAATTAAAATGTTGCGGTGGTTTTGGGCCTTTACCATATTCAAATTCTTGGCCATCTAATGCACGGCAAATGCTACTGGTACGAGTATCAAGTGTAGCGATATAACGATACTTTTTAGTAATATCTTGATTAGCTTCATATACTTGTTGGCTGGCAGCATTAGCAACTTGGTTAACACTTGTACGAACAAGTGTAATAATTTGATTATCGGCCATTGATGTAGATTGACCGCCTTTTGCTACTATATCTTTAATACCAGCCGCTCTTGTCGTTACTGGTTCGCCAAACCGCAATCGATCTTCACTGCGTTCAAGTGTACCAATTAACCGTTTAGCTATAGCTGGAGTGGTTTCACCTGTTAATAATCCATTACGTACTACCTGACTAAACCGCTCTGCTTGATCTTCTGCAATACCACGAAATGTTTTCTCTACTGCTTTTCCATTTGGTAATGTAATCATCGTACCTTTAGCTGCGGTCAAGTTAAATGCACCAGTACCAGCCTGTCGTGCTAATGCCTCTGTGCCATAAACCGACTCAAATAAATCATCACTAAGTGCTACTACGTTGATTTGTGTTGGATCAGTTGTTACTACTGATTGCGCAAATTGCGGACTAATTTCTACCGTATTAACTACAGTACGAATCCCGGCTGGTAATGCCTTACGCAATTGTTCCGTAACAAAATCTGATTGTAATTCTGCTAATCCCTGTAATTCAGTAGATAATAATGTAATACTACCACCAACCCATGTATTAAGGCTATCTTTCAATTGTGTAAGTATTGCACGTAGCCGTGCAGCCTTAACTGGTGCCGTTAGCTCATCAATCGTTCGTAATTGATTGACTGCATCAATAATAATATCATTATAAGTTATTATTATTTGTTTAGCAACACTATTGCTATATCGATTTAAGTCAATTGCATTACGAAATAATTCTGCTGGTATTGTCATTCAGCCCTCCATTTGCAGTAGCGTTTAATTCTTCTTCAATATTAAAATCATCGCCTAATACCTCCCCATCCGATAATTGTTGTAATAATGTTTCTTGTGTAATAGTGCTAGCAGTATAAAGTTGTAGTAATGCTTGGATTTCTTGCGGTTCTAGTCTTGAACCAATAAAATCACGATTTACTAAACAACTACCAGCCGCTTCGATATTACCTAAAAATTGTGCATGATATTGTAAACAATTATCTATCATGTCTTGCATATTCTGCGCAATCACCATCATAGTGCTATCACCTTGACTACGATCAATTCGTTTTGCTTCTGCAGTTTCAGCCGATAATTTTTGACCTAATACAGCAGATAATCCTAATTCATTAATTTGTGTTGCTAATTGCTCAAGTCGTTGAAATTGATATTGAAAACTACTTCCACCTGGTTCGATATATTCTGCACGACCATCAGCCGGAAATGCAATTGCCTCTCCTGGCCCTGCTGATACTTCCTCAGCCGCAGACGGAAACCCATAAAATGCTAACATCGGCACTGCACTAATATGTAATTGGTTATCAAGATCTGATTGGATTTGATAAGTTTTAAGATTTAATTCTGCAATATCTTCTAATGGCGGTCGTGATTCTAAATACCCTACACGATTAGAATATGCAATGCTAAATGGTATCTCCGTAACGCTAGTAGTTCCTTCATCAATAATTTGAAATGTACCTTTATCTTTTTTTTGATGTAATTGATATGCGCCTGGTGTCAATACTCGAATTTGTTCTACTGCCTTTTCGCCATATTTACCATCATCTAATAGTACAGATTCAAGTAACCGTAACATAGTAAGTTGTTGTTGGCCATTTTTTACTTCTGTACGCCAACCTAAAATTTGTCTTGGAGTATATGTACACCAATATGGACGACCACCATTAGATGGCGCATCAACTAATACGCCAACATGCCCATAACGTACTAATTTACGTGTAGTTTCATATGTCCATACATTAAGGTCATTACCTTGTAAATCAACGTCAAATAATTGTTCACGGATGATATCGCTAGTATCATTTAAACGTATTGGTTTACGCGTTAACATCCCGGCCAACATCCGCTCAAGCCGTTGATAATATGGTGGTACTACACTACGAGCTAAACGGTTATCATAAGATTCATCTAGTTCACGTGGTTCTTGCGGTAAATACCGTCGATGGCGGCGTCTCATCCCATAAGTACCTTGCAGTAAGTCTTCAATTAAAATCCAATGTGGTTCTTGCGCGTACCATGCAGTATTAGGATCATTAACATTGGAAACCTTACGGGTTGCTGTTGTGCGCTCGTAGAAGTTGTAACCGGTGTACATGATTAGTAAAGTCGGATACCAGTGCTACGGCCTGCGCCGGCATAAAGCGGGTTAAATTCGCGCCATACTATATATCCTAGCGCATCATTCATATGATCAAAACCTGACTCTTTATCTGGTTCACCTTTATCAGTATAGCATTGTAGCTCTAAACATTCGATTAACCGTTTACATCGTTGAAAAACATTAAGCCTAATTTGACCTTTACCATTTTCTAATAATGCTTGTACTGCCGCAATCCGATCACGTACCGGTGGATTTGCTCGTGGTGATTGATTGATCATGCCATAAGTTTCTAAAATTTGAATATCAGTTTGAGTTGCATTGGTGCTGCGGTTACCGCCGCTAGCATCTGGATAACCATAAAGACGTTGGGTTGGATAACGACTGCGAATTTCTTGACCAAGTGCATCTGTATCATGCGCACCACTGATTTCATCAATCACAATTAAGCTATTATCAATACGCACACTAATAACTGCCGACATATTGCCAATATTAAAATCAATGCCAATTCTTAACGGTTCATTGTCAATATTTGGTAATTTAGTTATGACATGTTTATTGCGATTAAAGCGATCATATACCGTGCCAGTAGCTAAATTTACAAATTCACCATCAAGGTATGCTCGTAATAAACTTGGATCATAATTAGCTTCTAAACGCTCAATAAAATCTGGCGGCAGATGTGGATTATCAGCAGTACGCATTTTTATTAATCGCTTATCAGTACGTTGCTTTGCCTCATCACTACCAAATGTATTCCACATCCACCTATATCCTTCTGGTGTTGATGCAACTGCAAATTGCCTTACGTTTCCGGCACGTAAACGTCCTAGTATTTTAGGAAATGCTTTATTAGCAATGCTTGGCGCTACGGTATCGATCTCATCAGCTAATACCCATGCAAGATTTAAACCAATAATCCTGCTCCAGTTTTCAAAACTACGGCATAAAATTTTAGTATCGCCGTTTGGAAGATGAAGCATATACTCTGGCAATGGTGATGCACGAAATGTATATGGTATTTCATAATGCTCTAAAAACTGATCAAAGTCGTTTTGCCAAATATCACGTATTAATGGTCCAGTAGGTTCCATTACACAACCAATAAAACCTTGATTAGCAGCTGCCAGTATTACGGCTTTAGCACATAATGCACGTGTTTTACCCGCACCATAACCAGCACTAATACCAAGAATTTCAGTTGATATATCATCTACAAATGCAAGTTGACCTGGATGTAGGTCTGATTTAATTTCTAATAGTGTTAATGGTAAGTTAAAATTTTTATCTAGTGCAAATTTTAATTCAATATCAGCTAATCGTTTAAGAATCTTCGACATCAACTAACTGCTCACCGGTCTTTGATTGTATTCGCAATAATAGCTCACGTTCTTGTTCTGGTGATAAGTTAGATTCTGATAATGCTTGCACTGCAAGCTCTATGCCTTCTTGCCTCGCTTTTATAACTGCTGCAGTATCGCTATAGTGTTTACGAAATGCAGGCGAATGTGTAAGCATCCATTGTGCATCTTTAGTATTACCTTCATCTGCTGCTTTTGCAATAATATTAGCTAATCGCATACCACCTTTTGCTCTACCTTCTTCAATAGCTTGCAAAAGCAACAATTCCAACTGAGTGGATTTATCAGTTTTTGCATTAGAAACCCATTCGCATAACGAGCGATAAGAAACACCAACAGCAGGTGCAATATGTTCTAATGGACCACCATATTCAGCTAATATGCGCACTTTTTCTATAAGGTCATAATTGAGCTTATAGTGTTTACGCATGAGGTTAGCCATTAGTTTTAAATTGTAACGCTATATCAATATAACTTAAATATTAGAGCGTAATATCTGCGCTTTCATGAAGAATTGAAATAATTGTGTCATAATCGTTATTAAATTTTAACACAAGATCTAATGGTAGGTAGTCGCTTTCATCTTGGGCATTATCGCGGATAGCAGCAGCAACTGCTAAGGCTTCATAAAGCAGTTCATCAAGACGCTCTAATACTGGCTTCTGCTTGGCTGAGACATTGGCATAAGACATGAGCAATAGCCTTTAAGGATGGTGGCAGTTCAATTTTACTCCACTGTGGTTAAAAGTACCAAGGTTTTCGTCCAACCAGGTTGGTCGAGGTTGGTCGAGGTTGGACGGCAGACCATGACTGTCTTTTTGCCCTATTGGACATACCTCCTAACCTATAGTATATAAAAAAGATAAGAGAAGGTAGTTAGGGATAGGTTTAGGTAACTCTTAGACCATTAGTTGGACGTATTAGGTTGGTCGGCTTTAAATCTAGCTGTAGACTGGGTTTTAAACGACCAACTAAATTAGGGTTGGACGTAATAACGGCGACGACGCCCTGAGGTTTCTCGTTTTGCGATCCAACCAAGATTTTTAAGAATTTGAGAAATTTGCATCTGATCTGACCGGGTTTGACGTTCTATTGGCTTCATAACTGCTTCAGTTAATAATTCTTCAGTTGTTAATAAATCAACTTTACGCCTAGCAACTAAATAATCTTGAATTATGGTACGCCAGGGTGATTCAACAACATAGCTAATATTTTCATCAAATACTTTATTTTCAGCTTCTGCTGAAAGGTGAGTAGGTTGTTTATTGTGATATGCATGTACAGCAGCAGACCATATTGCATCACGTTCTAATTTAAGAGAAGTAGTATC